AAACCAAAGAATGCAAAGAAAACATGAGTCAAAATAGCAGGTCAACTCAAATTATCTTTACAATCTTTGATTTCATGGCTGCCTTTAGTCGGCTATTCTAATTCTTTCTTCGACTCAGCAATAGGGGCAAAGTGAATGCCATCGAAGTCTGGTTCTTCATCATCATCAATGGTTGGCTCCTCAGGTTCAATTGCAGTGACATCCCTGTAAATGACTTTGCTTAAGATATTAGTCTCTCCAGGTCCACCAAGGGAGAATGCGCAGGCTTCTTTGAAAGACACTGGAGTTAAAAACGTAACATCTTGTGTCAATTTGCGAAGGGCCTTCATTGTCTTTAATGTAAGTAAAGACTCAACTAGCTTCATAGTCCCTCCAGGATCAATGGGGAAAGAGGATATCCCTGAGCATATCAACCATTGCCTCAGCCTAGAGACTTCTCTGTCTATCACCTCTGCTTCTGCTTCGCTTAGGCTGGTGATCTTAACATCCTTTCCCATAATGTGTCTATAAAATTCCCTGTAAGCCCACACTTTTGCAGAGACATTTTCTTGATGAAGAAGGATGTGGTGAGCTGCACATAATTTAGTTTCTGAAAGTATCTCACCATGAGAATGTCGCACATTAGATAGATAAGACTCTATGTTAAAAGTCTGGCTTAGAAACCTTGGGTTTCTAGGCATTAACAATCTTTCTGCTCTCTCCTCTAGCATATTCTGTGCACCATGAATTGTGTGTCTCTTATAAGCTGATTCCCATTCGATGTCATGAGAAGCATAGGGGAACTCACTAGGAACAATATTTCTTCCAATATCAATCAATATTGTTCTATAATCCCTGCTTTTTATCATTATGGTGACGGTCATACTGGTTACTCTCGATAAAGAGTATGCATAATTAGCAGCAGCCTCACTTGCTGAGGTGTGCTTTAACATTATCAAACGCAATCCAGCACCAGGGCCTGCTCTTATGTTTTCTCCCCCGTCACACACAGTCTTAGATAGAGCAATTTCTCTCTGAAAAGGACCAGAATATGAGTAGCCATTTAGACCATTTCTGTTTCTGTAAACTACAAGCAAGGGCTTTATAACATCAGTCACATCGGAGTAGTCATCCATAAGCTCACCTGTAAAATGCGAGAGTGCGACAGGATTCTTATCTGACACATCGAGAGGAGACTCAGGCAATCCTCTCTTTGCGAACTCTTCTACTAGCTGGGAAGGGAGTTGAGCGCATTGCCTCAAGTAAGGACTAGCAAACTTATTTGCCATGTATCTTATGTGCTTATACGCCTCGAGAAGGTTTCTAAAGATTATCGGCTTAACGCCAGATTTCTTGCAAACCCTCAGCCTTGCGACGACCTGCGGGGGCAACTCATCACGTAGCACACGAACAACATCGGGCATAGCAGCGAAGTGAGAAATAATCCTCTCAGCTGAATCACAATCAAATAATTCGCTATCACCCGGCCTTTGCAGCAAGAAGTAGAACTTCATTAGTTGTGCAGCAAGCATATTCTCATTACTAACTGTAGACTGTTCTCTGTGATCAGACCTGTAGGCGTGCGCACCGTAAGTCGCGAGAAAATTAAGAACCAAGTCTGGGTCCCCAAAGCTTGGGAATCTTGCTCGGAAGGCGACTGTGTCCCATCTGTTTCTAGCTAAGTATGAGTATAGAACCCTTATAGTGTTGCTAACTGCCCTCTTAACGCTCAATGCCATTCCTCTAGAAACCTTACCTGGCTTGGCTGTGCTGTCGCGGATTATTATTATGTTTGACTCCCTTAAGAAGCTTTCATCTAATAGATGTTCAATGAGTGGGCTATACTCTCTAGGGCTATACTCTCGAAGACAAAGGAAGTCTTCACCGCCAAGCAATAGAGGGGATACTGGCTTAATCATATCTATTATACTAGATACCCTTGAAATCAGCCTCCCAATTGAGAGCTGCTCATCCTGCTTCTTAGGATAGTTCTCAACGACCTCAATAGATACGCCAGCTACCTTAGCCTCTCTTGGAGTAGATTCTTTGTAAGGGAGGAAGTCTGGTTGATCCTCACCCTCTTCCACAAGGTAATTGAACAAATTGACATCATCTGGCAACCTAAGAGCCTCAACTTGCTTTATAACTTCTGGCTTCAAGAGCACGCTTGATATAGAAACCCTGTCCCTAGGTTCAAGAGATTCGTATGCGGCAACCAATATTGCATGTTTCATATCGGAGGACCTCGTTGATAGATTCTCTGACAAGCCCTCATAAGGAAGAGAGCACTTATTCTCACCCCTCAATCCAACTGAGATAAAGGTCTTTAAGACTAGCCTTCTACAAGATCTAGAAAGTATGTTATCTCCAAAGTTGAACTCGCCAGAGTCAAGCCTCTCGATAGCATCTTCATACTTCATGAGATTAAGCCTTTCATCCATAGCAAGGACCATCTGATGATCATAGTCCTCACTCGCATCTACTCTTCCAATATAGTGGGGAGTAATGGTTATCTGGCGAAGGGATGGAGGATTGATGTCCCTAACATCAAAAAATGGCGTCATCTGGAAATGGAATTGTCTTAAGCTATTTATTGTATCAGATTGGTAAGTTGTTAAGTCATAGACAATGCTTGCTGCAGCTCTTGCGAATTCGCCATACATCGTCTTGTTTGATCCCCTCCTCTCAACTATGTCGTGTATTTCACCAATGTATCTGTATCTAGTCGATGCACAAAATAGGCTAGGAAGAAAGTAATTGTATGCTCTCCTTGAAGTCATCTGAGGTCGATGTGGGTTTGATAAGTACTTTCCAGGAACTCTAGGTATGACAACTTTGAAAATTGCACCAAGTCCTACGAAGAGAGGGTAAGCTGATGGGTAGTACGAAACATAAGAGGAGATCATGTCCATCAGCTTTCTCGAGTTCCTAACTCCCCCAACTGATCCAGATTGTGATAGCCAGCCAACTGTTGTCACCCCTAAAGTGGTTCTAGGATGAGGCTCTCTGTGTAAGGTGTCAGGATGGTTTTTGCCTCTGTCGAAAGGGTCAAAAGTCACTGTAATACCATTTGTTGGCGTTTTAAGTGACCTTTTACAGATAACTCTAAATGACTTACTTGGTGGTAGCATATCAAAACATTTGAGAAATTTAGTCCTGGAATAATTTATAAGATCTTTGACGCTCTCTGTTTTTACCTCGAAGTTGTACCAAGTGAGCAGAGCCTCACGAAACAATGTTGTATCTCTCCGCTGAAGCCTTGATAGCTCTTTCTTCTTTAAGAACTTTGTTGCGCCTTGTGATGTCGCAAACGCTTTGCTCAGAGTGTATTCTTCAAATACATTGAGATTCATCAGGAAAGCCGATACCATATTAGGGTCGAAGTTTTTGTAGTTAGCGAGCAGCCTCCGGAGCTTCTTCCTGACATTGTCATCAATCGGATTAGTCTTGAGTGACTTGGAGGCTCTTTCATTTATCATGTCTATAGCATTAGAAACAACCCCATCCCCGCTTGTAACCGGTCTCTTTACTTTGAACCTTGTACCTAGGATTAGTGCGTCAACATCTGAGTCTTTATCAGCAAAGTTCTCCATAACCATCCCAATGGATTTAAATGCTACTTCACTGACCTCAGTTGAGTATATGTGAAGGTCAGCAAGGTATTCTTCATCTCTCTCAACGCCACTACTAGCCAGCATCTCCATTGCTGATGGAAGTCTTATACCGTTACAGTTCCATGGTGTTATGTAGAGGGATTCCAGAGTGATAGGGTCCAACTTTGGCAACATTCTCCTAAGGACCCTAGTAGTGTAGAAGTGCATTAAAACATAGGCAGAGGTTGATGAGTAGCCAGACTTAACTAGTGCCCTTGATTGCGAGATGAGCTGCTGAATCACATTGTGCCTAGTGGTTAGTGCCCTGGTCCTAAGATTTCTGCCATATGATCCCAACTCTTTAACCCATTGTGCGGTTATTCTCCCCTTGACACAAATGCGACCTAAGTACTCCCATGATTGCATCGATATAAGCATTTTCTTCCTGTTGAATGATAATCCTGATTTTTGGTAAATTTCCTCGATTTTGTCTATTGCTAACAAAATGAGCTTCCTTGGAGCATCTTTAACAACATTGAACTGAAGGAGTGCATCATCAGAGAAGGTCACATATTTTCCAAAAAGATTTATGCTTGTTAGAGATATTTGCGCAACTATGGAATGACTAGATGTCCAAACATAGTTAAATATACCTTCGAAACACCCTAAAACTCCAACCAAGCAGCCATAGAATCCTCTAGTTGAGCTGACAACTATGGATGATTTAAAAACAAGATCGATCCTTTTTAGCCAATCTTCACCAGTAAGCTCTGATAGGACTTTCCCATATATGCGTAGCAACTTAGTTGGGTACCTTTTTGAGAATTCATTCAAATCAAAAGACACATAGACTGAGCTAGTCTCTGTTCCATCGCTGTATGAGTCGGCAAAAGCTTTCAAGTCAATTGAATTCCTCTCATGTGACTGAGTGATTGAAGATCCGCTCTGATGGTAGCATATTTGCTTTGTTAACCTCTCAACCCTTTGTGTTAGTGCTTTTAGTCTTTGAGGAAGGATATAGAAAAGCCTTGTGTTCTCTTTATGAAATTCACCATACTTTGGTTCGGTTGTGACGAGGTTGATTAGATCAGTATTGTCAAGAAGGAAATTTTGTAGCTCCGAAAGAGGGATGTCTTCTGGGCATCGACCAGCTTCCATTTCTTCAAATCTTTTGATCAGGTGATTAAACTCTTCAACCGCGCTAGAGATATCAAGCTCATTGTTCCCAATCGAGTCAGCATAGATATCATTTATGTTCTTCAACTTGTTCTCAAGTGTTTTTCCAACCTTTGTGGGTGAAGAGAGTAAGAGCTCAATCTCAGACCTAGTTAGTCTAGCTCCGCTACTAGAAGCCTTATCGAAGACACCAACCTCTATATCTCTAGGTGGGGTAATCTTTTTATCGAGTTCAAACTTAGTTGAAGCCCAGGATAACACATCTCCTACCAGTGATCTTTGGGAATCGCTACTTGCTCTTGCGAGCTTCTCACCAACCTGCTGTGTAGCTACTAGTCGTGGAGGTATGTGCAGTTTTTGCAAAGCAGAGTGTATCATCTTTCTTAGAGTGCCCTCGAACAAGGTAGACATTGATTCATCAAATGGTCTCGGCTCTTGTAACTTCTTCACTGAATCAAAAACCTTGAACATATTTGTATCTGGGTGAGGGAGGCACTTATATAGATTAGCCGCATTCTGGGCATCTATTTTTGAGTGGAACTGATCGCCAATGATCTCAGCTAGTTCAATTGCATACTTTGCTCTCTCTTCTGATATCTCGGACAAGTAATCCTCTTCTGGATTCAAACTAACATGTCCTCCACTACACCTTATAATCAGAATTGACTTTGCTCCCTTGAGGCATTCACCGAGGAACTCTGGCCTTCTTATGGACACTTCATTTAGCTTAGTGAATAGGCGCGTTAGGAATATAGAAGGAGTGTCATTTAGTGTCATGTGAGAAAGACCCAGGGTGAAGTTAGCGACAGTCCTCATCAAATGGGTTAGTCTGTGGAACCCTTGAGGAGACATCAACCTATCTGGGTGGCCTGGCAAACGAAGGAAGACAAAGTGTGAAATGACCCTTACTGCTATTTCCCCACTTGGCTTTGATAGATAATCACCAACATCCTCGGAGACTCCCCCAGCTCTCCTCTCAATTACAGATCTGTCTCTGAGGCTGTCAAGCTCATCGGCAAGTGAAATGAGGTAAATGAAGATGTCTTTCGTACCATCATCTTTGTAAAGATCACGTAGGCTGTCACTCGGGTGAAGAACATTAGAATTGCGAACTAGGTTCGATCTCTCAGCAAGGGCAAGATCAGATAGCGCCAGCTTTGTCATCAATGGTTTTGAGCTGATAACTTTAGAAAAGATGTTTATCACTTGCCCGTTTGTTGAGAGGAGAGTTGGTAATGGATGGTCTGAAACTTTCTCTAGGCTTAGTTCTCCACCAATCTCCGATAGATAGGACCTAGCGCGCGCAGAATAGGAATCGAAAATCCCACTAAACCACGAGCCATCAAGAACACCAGCTAACTCTGTTATTGACCTTTGCTCCTCTTCACAGACGAACCCTTGCGAGCTTAATGCTAAGACCCTCCTGAGGAAATGATCAACTGAGAGCAAGCTATCCATCGTCAGACTATGCTACCATAGCTTTCCGTTATTGTACCTTTCTTCTCCTTGTTCGTTTTGTGGCCAAAAGTGGGTAACAGTGGAGGGGTATTGTCAATTAGTTAAAATAATTTTATATATATATGTTGTTTTATTTCTTTGATCTTT